AGAGGTGGTATAGATGTTTAGCTCTTTGTAGCTATAATTGGCAGTAATAGCATTTCCATCCTGAGAAGATTCATCAAACAAAGCTCGGCCATGTTTGTAATCAATTTTTAAGCCATCAGATCCTCGCGCTTCGTATCCGCCATTAGAATAAACCCCAGAGGGAACAGTCGCTCCAGAAACCGAAGAATCGTATACCCACTGTTGATGTGGGCTTGCGAAAGTATCGTGACTTTGGAAAACTGGACCAGTGGTAGCGTAAAGATCGCCAGAAGTCGTTCTGTAAGCCTGACCCTTATCCAAAAGGGTATGCTGATACCATTCTTTGAAAGAGGACATCAGAATATGGTCGTATTGGGGCTTCATTCTACTTTAAATTACACGTCTTAGTTGATTATCGCGGGTATTTGCTGGCGGAAGATGAAGAGCGCCTCGTTAAAATATGGTCTAGGCTTGAAAGTAACAATATCTCTTTTAACCTTACCTTTTATTTGGACACCCACCTTAGAACGACCTTTGCCCCTTTTTAGCATATATTGATCGCTGTTTACAAATCCTCCTGTTTCAGCAGCCTCCACCCAACTTTTTCCAGTTTCCCATTTTAAAGAAAACTGATTATGACGACGAAAAGCCTCTTTACTAGGGACAGATACTCGAAGTTGGCCTTTATTGTTTTTAATAGCATGTATTCTTATCTTGATAAAAGATTCGAGAAAAACCTCCAAATCCGAAATAGGATTATCACCCGCTTTAAACCCAAATAGGCCGAATAGAGGCCCTTCTGCCTTGAAATCCTGAGAGAGAGGGTCTTCGCTAATGCGCCTGATAAGATCAGCCTTTGCGATGTTAAAGGCCCTCGTGACCTTAGGGGCTACCTTGAACTGACTCTTAGAAGAGATCTTTCGAATAAGAGCGCTTTTGAATTGCTTTGATGTTGTAATAAAAGGCATGTGCTAGCTAACCCTTTCTAAAAGAAATTCATAATATTGAAAATCGTCTAAAGGGCCGAGCCGACGAACATCTTCGTCAAATTTATAGTCCTGACCTAAAATCACCATTCTCGTTGCGTCCTTTATAAAATCGTAAGCGTCTTGTTCTACTTGAATTTTTACCCGCCCCCAGCTATGGTAAAGCTTCGCGGACAGATTTTCATCCCCTTCTAGGGAACGACGAATAGGCTGGTGGTTGACATACCATATCCTAGCTTGGAAAGACTGGGAAACGGTTTCCCTACTTACTGTTGTTGTGTATTGACCATAGTCAGATCCATAATCCGCATTATAGTTAGGGTCTAACATCGTAATCTCTTGAGTGGCCGTTTTGTAAAAGGTGATAGGATCTGTCTTGCAGAAGGTATCAAAAACATCTTTCATAGCCCTTCTAACTTGGGCCTTTAACGAGCTACTAACTAAATTAGACATGGTATCGGTTTCTACTTTCTTTCATTCTAACTCCAAACAACGTTTCCAGATGTCACATAGGCAGCGGGAGGGTAAGAATCTCCAAGGTTGCGAAGCCCGCTATCAGCATTGTTCCGACGAGAATTGTAAGTAACCTGACGGGGGATTATAGAAACGTCCTTATACCACTTGATCAACTCTCCCAAATTAGATTTGCAATCAGTGGCCATTTTATTGTAAGTTTTAGCTATTTCGTTTTTAGATGTTCGCCTAATACGCCCCTGATCCTCGCCGTCGATTTCAGTCCAAGAATCGTAGGCCATCGCGCCCAAATTCTGATTAGCCATCTTAGTGAAGTAATGGCAGTAATACATTTCGGTATAAACCCCTGAATCGGACTGATTCATTTCAGGGGTAATACAGCCGCTATTCGTTACTTTGAAACAGGTATCAAGATTTAGATTTAAAACACCTAAGTTGTAATTGAGCCAAGTAACGACTTGCCCAGTTGGAATCCCTGTTTCTCCAAGACTATTAAGGATACGGCCAGCCCATCCTGACATTTGAGGTAAACATGTTGCCATATCTATAGTTACACTTACTTACCCCCAGACATAATCTCTAAAGCCGCTTTTCTTTTTTCTTTAGACATTTCATTGTTTTTGTTAACAGTTTTCTCCGCGAGGACTTGGCCGTAAGACGAGTTAATGGTACTAAATTCCTTAAGAAGCTTACCAATTAGACTTTCCCGATTTTGAGACGGTCGAATCCCAATATCCACAGAGTGCGAGTGTAGGTCGCTGGTATTCATAGAGCGAACCTCTTGCTCATAAAGACCTCTATCGTGAGTGTTATAGACCGAATTCTTTGTTCTGCCCAAAATGTCATCTAGACTTCGAGCAGGCTTAGATTGACCGATTGAGACCTCTTTTCGATGGTATGTCGGCTGCTCTGTCTTAACGACTTTGACTGCTACCTTTTTTGCCGCCACCTTTTTCTCACCTACTTTTTTACTTACCGTTTTCTTTTTAACGCTCATAAAAGGGGTTACACATTTTAGCCAAAAGTGTGAAACAAAAACGGGCCGTTCAATTAAGAACGGCCCGTTTGGTTAAGTTGTTTTACTGATTAAGAATCTTACCCTTTAGACGATAAGACCAACAGTTGCTTTGGAGTCAAGGACAGCGCGAGCTTCCTCAACATAACCATACCAACCCCACTTGTCCGAACGTCTAACGAACTGATCGTCAACTTCGGTAGTGAAAGTCGAATTGGTCTCTGGATTCGAAGAAGCCGCTCTTACGAAGGCGTCTACAGAGAGATCCAGACCGAGAACCAACTCATCATTTGCAGAATCGAAAGTAGGCTCACTACCACTAGCAGTAAAGAAGCTATCAAACAATACGTTGTAAGCTTCGCCTACTCCGAACTCCAAGAGTTCAATAAGGCCTACTCCAAAAATCTCAGGAACACCAGAGTTAGTGAAGAACTGAGACCGAACGCTGTCAGGGAGAGCGAGTGCTGTGGACTCGGTAGAATCAGGCGCTCCGCGAGTGTTCATTGGCTGATAAGCGAAAGAACGAATCTGTTGAACGATTTCTGGAGAAACAACCATATCGGTAAGGCCTTGACCTACTGAGGTAGTAGGTGTGCCATTAACCCAAGACTTACGAAGCCTTTTGATCATCGTCCACAAGCGGTTCAGGTCGTCCACTTGAAAGACATCAGTAGTAGTAGCGTCAATCAAGTTGGCTTCACCAGCATTATCAGTCGAATCAGCGAGAGCCTTCAAGAGAGGTGCCCAAGCGTTACGCTCTGTTTTAATCAGGACTTCCTGCGCCATGCGCTGGATACCCTTGTTAACAACATCCAACCGAGCATCGCGAGCATACTGTTTCAGAAACGAAACGGCAGAGTCGAGTCGGTAAGTCGTCAAACGCATGTCCGACATACCATGAACGAGGTTCGTTGGCAAACCGCCAGCCATACTTTGAGACCAGACCGAAATCAAGCCCTCTTCGTTACCATCATAGAGATCCAAGGGGATACTCGGAGTGGTTCCGAAATCATAGGTGCGGGTGTCATAAACCAAATTCGAACTAGCCGACTGATCCAAAACTTGCTCGATAATAGGACCAGTGAAATTCGCAAGAATCTCCTGTGCCGCCATCGACTCCTCTTTTTTATTTGAACCAATTGCCTTAAGCAGATCGCTTTTCTCTTGGTCCTTAGTAAGTTTTACTTTTAACATTTTTCTATTTGTTTAAATTAAATTATTAAGTTATAGTTCAGTCTGTATTAGCACTCAACCTTGAAGAAAGCGTATCCGTCAGCATCGACAGAGCTTAGAAATTTACCTACATTACCAACAGCGTTGGTATAGTCAGCGACAACAAGTGTGCCAGCGGCAGCACCCGTTCCGATAGTAGCACCAGATCCAGCGCCAGCAGTTCCAGCAAAACCATTCAAAAGAATGATACCGTCAGTCAAGACAGGTGCCGCTTCTCCAGAAACAATGACCTGTTGCTCAGAGCGTTCGTATTTTGGCTGGTAAACGTAACTTTCGCCCCATGAGTTAGTCTCACGAACATCGTAGAGAAGAACACCGAGAACAACGTCTCCAGCGCTTGCACTATCAATTTTCCAAGAAACTTCGCTACGAAGAACAGTTGCCCGACTAGGAGTATTAGAACTCAAAGCACTTGTGTAACCGAGATGGGCCGTTCCAGCATTCTGACTTACATTAGTATTACCATTGGCAGCGGTAATCGTTACCCAAGTCCCTTTGTTTACCGAACCGTCAACGTGGGCATACTGGTTGATAACGTCGTGATCAGAGTAGTCTCTGAAAGGTTTTAAATTTGGTGTAGAAGTGATATCCATTTTGTTTTCTATTTTTTAAATTATTATCGAGTTAGTTTTATATAATAAAGCTTATCCAAAAGTCACGCCGCCGTCTTTAATAGAGAAAGACTTTTGAAGGTTAGATTTCTCACCTTCTTCAAGATTCAAAATGTTAGGCAGTCCGCCCTTTTTGGCACTGCGAGCTTCGATGATGCTGTCACTGAGATCTTCGACCTCGTCTTCAATAGCGTTCTCTTCAACTTCGTCTTCAACTTCGTCTGACTCGGCAGACTTAACCTTGGCTTTAGCAAGAACATCAAAATCCTTTTTCCAAGAGGTATACTCATCGTCAGAAAGGTCTTTAACCTGCTTAGCGATAATTGCGCTTTCGGCACCTTCCAACTCATACTCTTCATTCAAAGCAGTCATTCGCTCATTGAAAGCATTTTGTTTTTGATCAGCTTCTTGAGCAGCCTTAAGCTGGGAAAGTTCGTCTTTCAAAATTCCAAGCTCCAACAGAGCCTTTGAGGTTTCTGCGGTCTGAACTTCGTTAGCCTCTTTTTCGGCAGCAATAGAAGCTTCAAGAGCGGCTTGTTTTTCAGAGTAATCTGTTTCAGCTTGGTTTAGCTGCTCAGAGATAAAAGTGCGGATACTAGAAGCCTGAATTTCGGAATCTGTTCCTAGCTTATCTTCTTGAATATCGTTGATTGACGTAATTTTCATATATCTATTATTTTTTACAGTTTGTTTTGGGGTTTGTGAAATATTTTCTTCGGAGTCGATGTTGGCATCATCGCTTTTTAAAATGAATGGTAGGCCGTTTAGTAGGCTGTCTGATGCCTCAACGACATCCAGTTGGTTGTCACCGACTTCTAAATCCAAGTCTTCATCATCGTCGGCGTCTTCTGAGGATGCTATAGAAACGCCTTCGACAGCCGCAGCGGGAGTCTCGGTAAAAGCGCACCCTGTTGGGAGAACGTCTCCGACAACTACTCGATAAACTTCGACTCCTTCATTGTTAAATCCAGACCCACCCTTTGCTCTTAAAAATTGAGTCAACTCTTTAACGTGAGAATCTTTAGTTACGATTTCGGCATTCTCCAAATTGCGAGAACCCAAAGCTAGGTGATATTCGTCGAATCCTAGCTCCCAAGATGCAGACATTACCATGTCAGCAGATGCGTTTTCTAAGTAATCAGCAAAGTAAGGGTCGATTAATTTATAAACAACTGCGGCGAGGGAAATATTGAAAGGCGATTTGGTTTCTTTTAAATCAGCTTTCTTCATTAATTCGCTTTTTTCGAACGAAGAAAACCCATGGTTAATGATATGACCGACAACATGATCTCGCATATGCTCGATGTTCATATGCTTATGATCAAATTGCTTTGCGATCCGAAGCCCTACATCTGTTTGGATTCCATCGTCATTATCATTAATTAAGTTAACGACAGCCGCGTTAAAAGAAGCATAGAGTAAATCGGGGTTTCCATCAATAATCTCTTGCTCTGGGAATAAACCGTTGAGGCTCTTCAGGTCAGTAGATGCGACAAGAGTGTTCTGGTCGAAATTCTGGAAAGGCTTAATGCTGGCAGTGATATCAAACTTAGTTGAGTATCTGAAATCTTTAAATTGTTTTTTAGCCATAATAAAAATAGTTACACCGAACCTGTTACAATGAGAATCCTTGTAGTTTGATTTCTTTATCCAAACCCCAATTACCCGACTCAATTAAACTTTTATAAAATTTGGGCCGCTTTGCTGTATTTCTTAAAATAGTGCGAGGATGGTATTTCAACCAATTATAGCGGGAATGCGTATAGTCAGAAACCCATCGTTTTTCATCCCCACCAGAAACGGGGGGTTTCTCGCTGAATTTTTTACGAACGATAGCCAGACCTCCGTGAATGACAGAGTCAAAAATGACTAACATCGACAAGGGCTGTTCAAAGCCGTTTTTATCAAAGAATGATTTGGCAACATCCCAATATCTTTGGTCAAAAAACTTATCTTGAGTAGCCTTCATCACAGGGTCAGAGCCTGATTTCTTTAATAAATTAATAAAATCTGAATCATTATATAAAGACGGCTTACAACCCACTCTACCTACATATGATTTAAATTCATCCGAGTAAAGACCGTCTTCTTCGGCATACATTTCGACTAAATATTTCAAAGTGGAAAATTCGGTGCTGCCCGACCGACCGAAAGTAGTCTGTTTAATCCCGCTTGGACCATCATCATAAATGGAAATATCGGCATAATTACCCGTCGGAGTCCCTGTTTCAAAAATATTAACTATAGATTGGATTTTGGACTTAATATCAGAAGCGTCATTAGGCGAGCTAGACCCCTCTTTTAAATACAGCTTTCTCATAGCGGTCTCGGATTTAGGACCCCACTTACCATCGGCAATCAGATTAGCTCCATATAGAGAAACAAGTGCTTCTTGGGCTAGTTTAGCTATATTTTTATTAACGCTCATTAATTATCAAAGTCGCTTATCTCATAGCCATCTTCTAATATGAAGAACCGCCCACCTTTTGTTTTAAAAGCCGCTGCTTTGGTTAAAGGATCTATTTTGTAGGATTTGATTTGATATTTATCTATCACGACGCCTTCGGAATCGAAAAGACTTACTGTCTTCTTGGAGCAAGATAACAGAACCCCCGTCGCTAAAATCAAGGAGATCAAAGCTAAGTTGCTTAAATTTCTTCCGCTGAACATGCGTGGCCTCCATTTTTAAGTAAAGTTTCCATATCTGAGTAAGAAATCCAGAAACGACCCTTATCACCCCACTGCTCGCCCCAAGAGTTAGCGCAGAGAAATGCTTTTAAATCACTGTTAACCCCATAAACAACAAAACAATGACCGCCTTCGTCGTTTCCTGTTAATTTGACAAAACCTTTCTTGTCTAGGGTGTTCATCCCAGAAAGCCACTTTACGCCAGCCACCAAAGGGCCGCGAGTTGCGACGTATCTCCAAATAGACTCAGCGTCGAAAGCCCAATAGTAAGATTTATCTACCAACCCAGATGCGACCATTACCTTGGCACCAGCACGAATAGAAGTTCCTTGTGTTCGAGGCTCTTCGCCGACAAACTCGTCAATAGATTGAGCCTCTTTGTAAATCTCTACAGGGTCTGGAGACCTATGCATATGAGGAGAACTTTGGATAAATAAAGACCAAGCATGACCTACGCACGAAGATTCCTTACCCTGATCCATTATCTTACCGAGCTTGTGGACTTTCGTTTTCCGAAATGGGTTACTAATAGGGCTGGTGATGGCAGAAAGAGGAAAATTTTGATCACGATAATCACTTGCTAATTCACAGCCCTTGCCACCCACAATTTTAGGAACTCTTTTCTTCCGAGTTTTTTTAACAGGAGCGACCTCAACCTCTTCGACCTCTTCGACCTCTTCAACCTCTTCAACCTCTTGAGCGTCGTTGGTATCGTTAGTATCGTCGATAATGGTTTCCTCGCCCGAGGTGTTGTATGATTCGTATGATTCGTCCATGTTTAAATATATTTCAAATATTAATATTAGTCTTTTTCGATTAGAGAGGTTTTAGTTTTGTGAATTTTGCTCAATGTCATAAATTCAACCATATATTGGTTGGGTAGTAAGATAAGGTCGTCTTTATAGATGAGACCCTCCCCCCCTTTTAGGGGCGGCGACAGTTTAGATCCGTAAGTTTTTGTTAAAAAAGAATACCGAAGGGCGGCATTTTCCGTTATAGAGAACCCCCCGCCTTTAACATACTCAATAATGCCTGAATTTTGCTCGTTTCCGTCCCAACTAGGCTGAGTGTCTACAATAGGGCTAGGAATGACTGTTTTAGCCGTCTGGCAAGAAGACAACGAGAACAGTGAAAGCGCGAAAATAACACCCAAAAAGGTATTAGCTGGCAACCTGCTTGCGGATTTCTTCAAGCGCAGCATTTTTTTCTTCTTCAGTTCCATTTTCTATTTTTTTAATTAACTTTTCAGCCTCATCTTTCCCAGTCACTAACTCTTGAGATGCTTTTCGCTCTTGCATCTCCACCGTATTATTTAATTTGCCCTCAAAATTCTTTTTATCAAACCACCCTTTTAAAACGCCTAGTAAAGAAGTTAAAATACCCATGAAGCTCATATTATAGATTTATTATAGATTTTTCTTTTTTAAATTAAATGGGACCACATGGTTTAGTTCGTAGTCTGTTAAGAATTCATCCCGTACATAAGGCTCCGCAGCCCTTTCACACCCCTCGGCTATTTCGCCTAGAATGATCAAAATCGTTCTGGCATCCCTATCGCTGCTAATCTCATCAAAAAAATTAGCATAGACAGAACTAAGCTCTTGTCCTAAAGTAGCCCAATGGGGCCTACTTGGGGAAACAAAAGAAACCAAGTTCTCTATTTCTTTAGGGGATGGTATTTTACCGTCAGACAAAGACCTGATAGATGCAGCTATTGAATAAACCACTTCAGCCTTCGCCGTCCTATCCTCAGGTGTCTCCGACAAGGATAAAACCTGCTCACAAGCAAAATAAGAAGCTGGCTCCACATAAGGAACCGCTTTCTCTATGATAGTGCGAGTGTCCTCTAATTGAATAGAGGCGCACCCACTGGCCAAAACCAAGACCGCAGCAATAGCTAATAGACTTTTCATTAATCCAAGATCTAGTCAAGAGTTATCTCTACACGAGCTTCAGCCTCTTTGGTAGCGGCAATCTTACCGCCTGTAACATTCTTATTTTTAACAGAAGACGCGAATGCCCCACCAGCGACTGCGACGATAATACCAGCAACGCCATGTGCAACACTCCCAATGCTCTCGGGTAAGAATGCAAGAAGGGTTGGGTTCGTGCTGATAGCAACGGCGATAGCGAAGACCCAGCCTAAAATACTTGTTCCTTTATTAGAGTTCATATTTGTAATTACACTTCTTTTGGAAGGTCTGTGCCTGAATTCGCCAGCAAAATCACTCCAAGTTCGTCTTTCACATCGTGTTCGGACAGAATTTCTTCAAATTTAGCGTTCAAATCAGGATTGAAAGAAATCTTACCCGCAAGGGCGTTTTCTATATTTTCGCTCCAGTTTTCGATCTCTATATTAGACATCATATAAGTAGCCAGAGACAAAGCCCTTTTCTTATGGTCCTTGCTCATTCTCTTTATAGAGTTCTTTTTCTTGTAAGATGATTCTACTTTAGATATAACAGTATCTATCTGAGAAGCGGCATTTTTAATTTGATCTAGTGAAAAGCCAGACGAGGCCCCAATAGGTGAAGTCTTGCGGTTTTGAGAGACTTTGTTGGTTCCCCCAGATGGCCGACCGCTCTCGCCGCTCACCTCACCGTTTTTACCACCTCTTTCTATCGGGGCGTAAAAGCCTTCATCTTTCTGCTTGAGGAATTCCTTTTGGTTTTTCTCAGAATCTGATTTAGTGGGTAATTTATTAGAGCGATAAGCCTCAAAAGTTTCATCAGGGGTCAATAAACCGATTTCGGCCAGTCTATTGTAAACCTTGTAGTATTCCACGTCATCTTTCAAATCAACCTCTTCGAACTCTGGGACAGGTGGGTTTCTGAACCCAAGCTCTCTAGAAAGCCTTTTAACCTCAGGGAGCAAGAAGCCCTCCAAGTAGGCTTCCCGCGCTTCTTTCAATCTTTCTAAAAACACGTCAATTTTAATCATCGCGTTGGCGAACTTATCTTCCCCGAAGAAGATATTGAGCAAACCGCTGTTAATATCACGATCTACGACTTCGTATTTTTGAGAGCCTAAGATCTTATTCAAATCAGGGATAACGAAATCCATTTTAGTGGTATAGTCTGAAACAAGAACACGACCTACACTCTCAGTGGAGAATAGGTCGTTCATTGAATCAACCAACGCTTGGTCCACCCCACCTTTATCAGGCTCAGCACCCATGGTGATGAGCAGAATGCAATAATCAACAGCTTTAGCGATCACAGCCTCCGCTTTTTTAAATTGCAATTTTAAATTAATATCAAACAAAACTGGAAAAAACATAGGAACGGCCATCGGCTCGTAGTCCTGCTTCTTGCAAAAAACAGCGGTCACCTTGTCAATATCCAGAGGAATAGTAGGGACGCCGCCGTTGTCGATAGCAGTCTTAGTATCAGGATGAAGGGCCGCTTTGAAAGCTTTCTCGGCTGGAGTCTTAGGGCTTTTAAGTTTCGAAATTTCGTAACTGTTTAGAACTTTGGAGTAAGTAGGTTCATCAAAGCCTGCGTTTCCATCGCATTTAATATTCGCGGCATCAAGCATTAAATACTTAATTGGAATTGTTTTTTGAACGGGACCACTATCTATAGATGCCGTTCTTGTCATTTTACGAAGTTCTTGACTAGAAACTTTGGAATCCAATCTTTGGATAAACATACTACCACCTCTAAAGTATTCTCTAAAATACTGATCGTTGAATTTCCACCCCAATGCCTCTGGATACCATGTATTAAAGAATTTTACCGCGTTCTGATCCCCGCCCCTCCAATGGATCTTGGAGTTCGAGAACTCTGTCATGATGTCAATGGTCATCCTGAAGACAGAAACATTCCAATATGCTTTACGGCACAACTCAATAGCTTCTTTAACATCTACGCCACCGTCTGAGGACTCAAAGGGAGTGATTCCACTGTCGATATTATGTAATTCGCTAGCAAGCCTTTTCCTTTCCCCGCCAAAGTTGCTTACGCCCCCAGAATAAGACCTAGTTCGAGATGAAGCGTCTGACATAAAAGCGCTTGCCACTAGAGGCCTTTCAAATTTGTTAACCTTGGTTTTAACAGCCGCTGGGGTTTTATTAGCAGCGGTTTTCTTCTTAACCACTTTTTTAGTGGGACTTTTAGCGGTTACTGTTTCTTTTCGGACACTCATAACTGGGATTACACCGTATTAGGCGACAAATCTAGGGATAAATCGAGAATTCTCCTTTTTAGCCACCTTAGCGCCCTGCATACTCCTGTAACAATCAGCCCCGTATAAGGCCAGTAGGAGGGCTGAGTAAGAGTCTTTTCTTGCCCGTGTGGAAGATTTATCCCTAGCTAGAGACTGCGGCAGGTCAAATCGCTGATGACCAGTTGTAGTAGAAGTGACCTCTATTAGAGAACACTCTCTCTTAACTAGATCTACAAGCTCAGATTGCCTGTCTATAAAATCGGTCATTTTAATAGCGGGCGTTTTTTGACTTTCGTCACCGTCGTCTGTAAAATCCAAATCCATAATCGGGATTTTGCTTTTTATTAACTTTTGATACTGAGCCTCACTAGGCTTAGCAGCGAACATGACCCTTTTTCTCTCGATACTCGCTTGCAAAAGCTCGTTCGCTTCACGAATCCACCGAGGGGCAAAGTATTGAAGGTGGACGATTTTCCCAGTATTTTCGTTATACTCAGCTTTACTGGTAAGAGCGCCTTCCATCTTATTCTCGTTATCGAAGTCGTGTTCAAAAACGCTTATATTTTTCTCTAGAAGGTCAAGAGTTTTCAAATCGTTAAAAAAGCTTTTGCCGCCAGCTTTATCAAAGATCACATAAACAATGTTAAAACAAGTTAATATATAGTTAAAATAACAGCTTCGGCTTTTAATATCACTTTTAGAGAGTGCGTAGTTATGAACAACGGTGCATTTATCATCGTCTTCATCAAGCTCAAGAACACACATCGCAAAGTGGTCAGATGATTCGGCGTCGTCATAGTTAGGGTCAATTCCTAGTATATACTTCTTCTCTTTTTGACCCATTAGGCTAACCGCTGGATAATCCCCAGAGTTAATGGTTGCTTGCTCCATTTTTTTAGCGGAGAAATAACCCGCGCTGTCATCGGTGAAGTGAGCCATGTATTCACGAGCAAACTGGGCGCTAGAAGATGACTTTTTAGCGTTCTTTACGTTCTTCTCGTCGTAAAGACCCTCGGGGGCAATCTCATAAGAGAATTGCATGATACAATGAGAAACGTTATTCGCCCTTTTGTCAAAGATAAGATCTTTATAATCGGTATATAACTTATATAAATATTCAAATTTATAACTGGCCGAAGTCAGCCCGATCAGCTTGTTTGATGGGAATTTATACCGATCCCCTTCTTCCAGCTTCCCAGCCGCAATTAGAAGGTCCTCTGCCTCACGGACCTTCTGCCTCTCAACGGGGTCTGACTGAATAGCCATAAACGGTCCAATGACTTCGTTAATAACCTTCTCTGTTAAAAGGAGAAGCTCGTCAATAATCATGACGTTGAAACGGTAACCACGAATCCTGTCTCCAGCACCAAGAGGAACGGCTACAATAACGCTACCATTGGAAAAGTGCATTTCCCACGCATCGGGGTTATGCTTGCATGGTTTGTCGGGAATTAAACATTGGAGCAAATACCCACCTTTAGGGGAATAGGCGTATTTTTCAATATTTTGGAATAACAGACGGGCCTGTCTAAAGTTACTGGAGCAAATGCCTATTCTAATGTTAGGATTGAAAATCGCATAAAGCATCGCATACCAACCAGCTAACGTACTCTTACTTAAGCCCCGTCCGCCAACAAACAACACAAAATCCTTCTCAAACAGCGCTCTGATAACCAAGTCTTGGAATGGGTAAACCTCAAAACCAGTTAATAAATTAACAGAAAAATACGGATTGGCCTGTAAAAATCTAACCAGTGCCGATTGAGCCTCCTCGGTAGAGAGATCTCCCTCTAGCTTGGCTAGTTCGTTGTTAGTGTCCGCAGTTTCCTGTAAAGCGTGTTCTCCTTCTTCCCACATGATTATTTCGTGTTGTAATAATATTGCAAATCTATACTCTTAGCGACTTCTTTCATCCGAAACACCTCTTCAATAAAAGCCGCACTTTCATTTCTATCATCTACAAAAACAAATTGAACATTGTCATAATTCTGGATAAGGTCTCTCATTCGTTTTGTTAAAAACCCCGCTGATGCTTTTTGTTTAAATCTAAGATTCGGTCTATGATCTATAAGATCTTCTATAGGGGCTTCGACCATAACAACTAGGTAATTTCCTAAATCCACCCCTCTTTGAACCTCTTTTTCGAATCTGTCGTAACCCATGCCTAGTGTGCCTACTAGGTCTTGTAAGGACTTTCTTTCAATAAATAAGTTACTGTAAAAAGGAGGCTTACATCCATAATCGCCTGTATCCAATTTTAGGATACTAAAAGACGGAAAGAACAAAGGGTCTTGCTCCCTAGTGTCGATATAAAAGTCTACAAGGCCATCTTGAAGGTTGACCTTCTTTTTGAAATCAAATGGCTTAGGAAGCCCCATGGCGTCGTAGAACTCGCTCGTAGAAAGGAACCCTTGAACATCATTGTAGCTAGGTAATTTTTTCGTTTTAAGTTCCACTGTGGTCAGACCCTTTTCTCGGGTCTCCTTCAGCGGCTCGAATAAAGATCTTAATACTTCAATCTTATCAACTTTATCCACTTTCTCACTAGAAAACCACTTTCGCATATTATCCCGTCTGTTAAAACAATCAGACAGGTATTGCTTCTTGCTCTTAAACTTAATAGGTTTACCGCTATACAAGTCCTCTTTAGGATAGTGCTTTACATAGTAGTCTTCGATTTTAAGCCCATGGGACCTAAAATGACGATGAAGGGCCGTTTCGGTAGGGAAGGACTCCTCGCATTCTTTGCAGTAAAAATTCATAAAATTTACACAATTTAGTTTTCAAGGATCTCTGTCTTACTAATGCCAAGGACTCTGGCGATATACTCTGGCGCAGATTCGATTCGGTCGAATTCCTTTTCAAGCTCCAAATTCCTCGCCTCTGCGATAAGAAGCATTTTCTTACGACTCTCCTCCCCCTTCATTTCCTCTACAAGCTTGGATAAAGATTGGTTCCGAGACGCCTCGCCCTTCATTCTATTAATACGACTACCAGACAAAGAGGCCTGTAGCTTCTGAATTCGGGTCTGGCATTTATCATACTCTTGAACCTTGGATGAATAAGCGTCGGCTAAGGACATAGCTAGCTTTTTAGAGTCTTCATCGGACTCAATAACGTCGTCGAGTAGCTCGTTGATCTTATTCATCTGCTTCTGGAGTGTTAGGGTCATGACGTAGTCACAGCATAAGCTAATATACGCATTCAACTCCTCGGCTATTAAATCAGGTTTATTATAACAAGCTTCGACAAAAGAACTTTCAAATAAATTCCTGTTAGACTGGTCAGGAATAGCGTTCGCAGTGGCAATAAACCGATGGGAGTTTAAATACTTCCTAAGAGCCGCCAAGCATTCTTTCTCCAAAGAGGTGAGATCGTCTTTCTTGAAATTAGCATTAATATCAACACTGTTAATATGTTTAATTAATTGCAAATCGGTATTTGGCGGGTTATATCCCGTTACGGAGGGGTTCGAGTCTTCGCTCGCTTTGTAGGAAAGACCAATTGCCTTAACGAAGCGATCAACAGTCTTCGTTTCCCTGCTTAGGGGCTTGGTATCGTTGCCAAAAAGAACTTTCGCCATGTCGAAAGCTCTCATGTTTGAGGAGTTATTGTCAATAAACTTTAGTTGGTCTATATCAAACTCCAAACAAGGGGTGTCTTTGTATTTTTTAGTTAAATACCTTTTTATTTTACCGAATTCCTCAGATCTTTCATCTAAATCGTCTTGCCCAAAAAGATGTCTAGCCATTTCCAGAGGCTTATCGCCACTCCAATGAGATTCTATATAAATCTGCTGCGAGAAGTCCAGATCATACTCGTGCTGATTAATAGTCCGCTTGGTGAACTCCCCATCGTAATCTTTAAACAAATCAAAATTAACTGGCATAAATAAATTCCTCCGTATCTACAAGGTTTCGGGCCGTCTGCATTATTTTCTTTTTGATGTTAAATAATTGTTTGTAGCCAGCCGTTCTATCTTTCTCAGATGTCTTGAAGCCCATTTGCTCGGCAGTGGCCTCCTCTGTTTCGTTTTCGATGTATAGGAGCCTATAGACTTTATAATGGTGATCGCTAAGAGCCACCTTCATACGCTCGTTAAGCCGTCCTACCGCTTTTTCGATATCAATCCCATCAGAATGCTCCGTAACTACCTCCGAGCCATCTACGAAGTCAGGATGGTCGATAGAGGGGGCAAGTTTAATATTGTAACCAGCCTGTTTTGTCTTTTCCCATTTTTTGTATAATGGACATTCGCCGCATTTCTTACCACTAGAAGTATACCCACAGGCATCAACACCTTGATTAAAAGGACAAGGGGGCGACCCTTGGCAGGGAGGGGCTACATTTCCGTAGTTATTCCTAATTTCGTTAATAATCTGATGGGAGATAACTCGGCTGAGCCAGTTACGAAGAGGTCTTGATTGGTCCCATTTATCCCATTTCTTATGAACATGTATCCTAATAATCTGTTTGATATCGTCATAATCCAAATGAGACAAGGCGTTTAATCGCCACTTACCCTTTTGTTTGGTCAACTCCTCGTCTATGACTTTAATTTTATCTTCAAATGAGTAATGCATGTAAAAATGGTTAAATTAGGTTAAATTACTCGCCCGTTAAGCCGCCTAATGATTCCTTGACCTTCTTAATATGAGCCTTGGACACTTTCTTCTTCTTCGTTTTCTCAGGTTTGCTATCTCCGACCAAATCGCCCAGACTACCGACCCTAGCATTACTACCTCCCGAGAAAACCACCCCTTGCATTTTGTTAGAACTCAAATTCGCCGCAATTTGATCTAAATCATCAGACCCGTCAAACTCCTCGTCGTCATCATAAAATCCATCATCATCTGCAATTTCTTTTACAACGAGTTTCTTTTTGAGGCTATTTCGTTTTAAGGCTTTAGCACTGACCCTCACCTTTTTTTTAGAAGTCGCTTTGGTCGGAGAGGGCGAGGTGGTAAAAGAAGATTTGCACGATCCGCACTTGGAAGGCTTGCCTCCTATCGTATAAAAGCTCGGTGAGCCACATGATTGACAGTATAAAGTTGGCATATTAGTTATTAGAAGTTTGTTTGTTGAGTTCCTCGAAATTTGAAATTAGCATTTTCATTAAGGTATTTAAAGCTGGAAGACCCAGTGGGGGGG